TAATTTGAATATTTTTGAAACAATTTGAAACTATTTCTACATCATCCTCTGCCCAGTGAGTAAATCCGTCATGACTATAATCTTTATCTCTTCCACTACCTACTAATTTTATATTTAAATTTTCATAATTTATATAATTTCGTATCATTTCAAATGGTCTATATAGTAAAAAAGGAGTAATAGTATAACAAATTGGAATATATCCTTCATAAGATAAACCTACTGCAACACCAATCATTAACATTTCACACGATCCTACATTAATTACTCTTTCATTAAATTTTTGTCTTAACTCATCTAAAATACCATAACCGATATCAGCTGTTATTACAATAATTTTTTCATTGTTCATCATTTCTTCAAATAAATATTTAGCAAAATATTTTCTCATTTTATATTATAAATATTATGAAGATAGTATTTTATACTTGGATAACGCAGAATTATAAAAATTCAGTTGTTGATTTTGATAATTTTTATAAAAGCTTTAAATTTTTTCACCCAGATATTGAATTGAAAGTTTTTGAACAAAATGAAATAGATGCGCTTTTTAATGAGAAAAATGGTTATATAGTGATAATTGTAAAGCTTCTTTTGCTAAATTATTATACAATGACTATGACCTTGTAGTTAATATTGATAGTGATTTTTATATATTCGATAGATTAGAAGAAATATTGAAAGGTGATTATGATGTTGCTGCATGTGCTAATTATAATGCAGTTATGAATGTTGAATTGAAAAAAACAAATTTGAATGACATTGATATCCAGTATGTTTCTAAAGAAAAATATATACAAGGAGGATTGATAGCAAGTACAAGTAAAAAATTCTGGGATGATTATGAGATATTATCTGAAAAATTATCAAGAGATTTACCATTAAGAGAAAATGATGTTTTAAACATTTTATTTTATAATGGTAATTATAAAACCAAAATATTAGATGGTCATTATGATTTTAATTCTAGTGATTTTCAACAGTATTATAATTGCGCATCTTTAGGTAGAGAACAAAATGTGTATGTATCAAATGATAAGTTATACCTAGATTGTAAGCAAGTTAAAGCTTATCATGTTGCAAGAGGAGGTGGTATAAAATTAAGAATGCACGAATTATTTAACAAAGAAGTTAATGATTGGTTTTTTAATAAAATATTATAAATGCGTTATAATATAAAGTAATATATATATATATATATATATTATGTCTTACATACTAGAGCGAACTTTACTGACAACTGCAGGTAATAATATTTACATTAGAAGTAATAATATTCTTGCAAAAAAACATTTTGACGAACCTGAAAATTATGCTGATTTTATTATTAATCAAATTAATAACGACAAAATATATTTAAATTATTTGAAAGGAAATAATTTGACTATATTGGATATAGGTGGAAACATTGGATTGTTTAGTTTACATTGTGTGGATTGCGCAAAGAAAATTTACTCGTTTGAACCAACTCCAAAACATTTTGAATTATTAAAAGAATTTACAAAGGACTTCAATGTTATAATACCTGTAAATATTGCTATAAGCGATTGTGATGCAGATATTCCATTTTATTTAAGTGATTCCAATACTACAATGAACAGTATTATAAACAGATATGGAAGTGAAATAATGGTTAAATCAAAAAGTATATATAGTTTTTTAAAAGAAAATAATATTGAAAAAGTAGATTTTGTTAAGTGTGACATTGAAGGAAGTGAAATGATTGCATTAAAAGAAGAATGTGTGAAACCATTATTTCATATAGTAGATAAATGGTTTATCGAAATTCATCAAACACAGAATACAAGTACCCAAGAAAATAGAGAAATAATAAAAAAAAATTTTGAAAATGTTGGTTATATGTGTGAAACCATTGGCCACGATTCTTTATATGTGTTCAAACTTTAGAACCCGAATAATATTATTTATAATGGTTTTATTATACTAAATAATAAAATCATTGTTTACTCTAATACAATATACTAACTGATAAAAAATGATTATACTAATAAATAAATTGTATATTGGTTGTTTCAAAATATTTAATGGTATAGAATGTTATCTATTTCTTTCTCACTTTTTAAAACGTGGTAATGTGCATTTAAATCGCCCAGGTATGTTGGATTTTTTGTTTGATGTATAACAATGCTTGGTAAAAATGATTTTAATCTATGTTCTAAATAAACACGATCAATCGCATCATATGCTGAAAACCCGTTAATATTTACATGAACAATTAAATTAGATAAATTCGTTTTTTGACAAAATGCTAATGCTTCCCATACAGAACCTTCGGCACATTCGCCGTCAGATAAAATACAATATACATTTCTATTTTTATCAGACAGTGCTAATCCAACTGCTACTAAAATTCCACTTCCAAGTGAACCAGATGAAACATGAATACCATTTTTTGGATCTCTCATTGGATGTATTCCCATATTTTCTAACAAATATTCGGCATTAATTAAACCATTACTTTGTTTTTCAATTTCAACATATTGCGACAATCCTGCGTGTCCAGCAGATAAAATTACTATATCGTTTTCATTTTTTTTATTATATATTTCTTCCAATATTGGATACATAGTCAAACAACTACCAATATGTGATAAATTATGTTTGTAAGATATTTCTAAAATTCTATTCATTATATTTAAACCATTATATATTAATTTTCTTATTATAACTTACTTTTCATTAATTTAATTCCATCTTCTAATGAAAATTGTATTTTATAAAATTTGCTTAATTTTGAGTTATCTGAAACCCACATATTTGAATCATATTTTTTACTTTCAATTGGTAAATATGTATCAAAGTAATAATTATTTACTTTTTCAAAAATTTTAACTACCTCCATATTTGTAGTTTGAATTTCAGAACCAATATTTATTATATCAAACATTTTTTCATTTTTATCAATTATTTCTATGATAGCATTTATAAAATCATCTATATAAACATAATCATGAACGCCATGCGATACGTTGATTGTTTTGTCATTATTTATTTTTTTCCTAAATAATATCTGTAAAAATTTATTTGGTTTTTCACCTGGACCATATATTGTAAACGGTCTAATAATAAAAATAGGAATGTTATATGTATGTGAATAACTTTGTGCAAGTAAACTGCATGCAGCTTTTGTTCCTTCATATATTGTATTTGGTTCTAATAAATCATCTTCTGTCATAGGTTTATTTTTTCTACCATATTCTGAAGATGAACCTATAATTATCAACCGTTTTAAATTTGTAGACGTTCTACAATATTCTAATATTTTATAGGTTAATAGTATATTACTATTAAACATTTCATCATTATTATATATTTCAGCACCTGTGTGATATATATATTCTGGATTTGTTTTATTCAAAATTTCTGTTATATTTAAACTATCCTCTCTATTTGTACCCACTATTTCAATATTTGTTATTTGTTTCAATTTATTATGCAAATGTTTTGCTATAAATCCATCTATACCGGTTATTAATATCATAATGAAAAATAATATAATATATATGTATATATATATATATATTATTTATATTTAATAAAGTATATGAACGTTAAGGTATCTATTGGAGAAGCTATAGACAAATTGTCTATATTAGAATTAAAGCAAAAAAAAATACCCAATCAACAAAAACAAATTGAAATACAAAAAGAGATTGACGAATTACAAGAATGCAATAAATATAAAATAGAATATGCTTTTTACTACAAATTGCTAATGTATGTAAATGAAAAAATATGGGATATTACTGATATGGTAAAGGGAATGTCCATAGAAAATACTGATTTCGCAAGATTATCAAATGACATATTTGAATATAATCAAAAGCGATTTCGTATAAAAAATTGGTTTAATTTATCTACTACATCTGAATTGCGAGAACAAAAAAGCTATGCACAAACGCATTGTAAAATAATAATACAGAACGAAGATGAAATATACAATAAAATACCGGAAATAAACTATTTATTACTTGAATATGATTTAGTGTCATTTGATACATTATCAAGTGAAGATACTGAATGTATTTCTATTATAAAACGTATTTTTAAAAATCCGACAATTGTTGACAATTTGACACTTGATCATTCAATTACAAACCAACATACAGTAAATATATCGTGTTATACACTTCCTTTGTCAAATGAAAACGATAAACATATGTTTGCATTTAATCCAATTACATATATAAATGGTGGATTATTGGGTGATTTTATTCAGTCATTATCAGTAGTATGTGAGAACTTTTATAATACAGGAAGAAAAGGAATTATATTAATATCAAATAAGGGAGATACATTTAGGTATGGTTTAGAAAATACATATAATGATACGTATAGCACCATTATAAAACAAAAATATGTTCATGATTATAAATTATTCACAGGAGAACATTACGATATAGATTTGACTATGTGGAGACATATGCAAAATTTTAATCACAATAACTGGCATTATAATTACAGTAATGTATATAATATAGATTGGGGAAAACATAAATGGATTGAAGTAGTGAATGATCCAAAATGGAATAATAAAGTGTTAATTAATACAACTAATTATAGATGGCCAATTTTAGATTTTAACTTATTATACGATAAATACAAGGGGGATTTAATATATATTTCTTCTGATATACAACAGTATGCCTTTTTTTGTGAAAAAACAAAGTTAAATATTGAATATTATAATATTACCAATTTTGAAGAATTATGTAGCGCTATATCATCATGTAAACTATTTGTAGGTAGTTTATCTTCACCGTTAGCTATTGCACATTCAGTGAATGTTAATCGAATATGTGGATTATTTGGAGGATGGGATGACTCATTGAATTTAAATTTAGATAAAATATGGAATAATATAAGTTATTGCGTATAATTTAATCGTACACCATATAAGTAAAATATTAGAAATTGTACAATATTAATAATACAAATTATAAAAAATATATCCATATATTATATAACAAAATGGCAAAAGAGTGGTTGAGTTTTTTAGGTAAATTTTACAAATCAAAAAAGAGTGTAGATGGAGGATACACTTACAAACAGGCTATGGTTGACGCTGCTAAAGAATTTAAGGGTGGAAATGCAGAGAAACTTTCAGCTTTGGCACCATCCAAAGTAAGTGGCGGTAAAAACCATCTAGCCGGAGAAGATCCATTATATCCAGGAAAAGTAAGTGGCGGTACTGCTCTTGCCGGATGCATTAGATTAAGTCCAGCAGAATTTAAAGGTGGAAATGCAGAAAAACTTTCAGCATTAGCACCATCAAAAGTAAGTGGTGGTAAGAAATCCAAGAAAAACAACAAATCAAAGAAAAATAACAAATCAAAGAAAAACAACAAATCAAAGAAAAACAACAAATCAAAGAAAAATAACAAGTCTAAGAAGAATTAAGATATAGATTATATAATTTAGCTATATTTCGATAAATTATATACCATACATACATATACATAAATAACTGCGTCTATAACAGACATTCTTTATTCATCATTTGACGCCATTGAAACATACGCCTTATTGCTACGTCATGCAATAT